GCCTGTCCCATCGAGCTGAGCCCGCTTACAACTCGCTGAAAATTCGGTCCCATCTCGAGCTGGATCATCATAGCGAAAGCCTCCTGTATTTTTTCAGAGTCTCCTCAACTAAGGGCAGAAGCTTCATCGCACTGAATTTACTCATTGAGCCCCCTTCGAAGCCGACGCCTGAAAGGCCGATATCGTCCCGTCGTTTGAAGATAAAAGATGTCTGCTCGATTGCAGCCTCTCGCAGGTCAGCAGGCAATGCGACCTCACCTTCGCCGGGCGTCTGGCCGGCGGAGCAAAAACCGCCGCGATAAACGAGCTGGATAGAACCTGTAAAAGCCGCCCAGTTCATCAAAATGCGGTAAAGAATACCCCTGTCACCGACCTTGCGATAATCCGTATTTGCCGTCAGGGCATCGGCGCCATCGAAATCGTAGTCCAGGGCCTCCTTTATCGATGTGATAGAGATAATCGGATAGCGTTTGACCTGCAGCAGCGAGCCAAGTCCGGTGAAATACTCGGTAACATCAGAGCTGTTCAAGATTAGCTTGCGATGAGTATAAGAATCAAAAATAGCTTCGAGGCCGACAATGATGCGATTGATTGCCAGGTCGTACTTCGTATCGGCCAGCCCAAGCCTTTCTTTGACATCGGCGAGCGTGCAGATCCGCCCTGCCGAGGAATCGGCTAAAAGGACGGCCTCGGCCGTAGTGTCCTCACCAGCCGCACACGTGGCCCGTACACGCAAAAACTTTGCAGTCTCGGTAAATATACCGGTCTTTGCGACACCTGAGGCAATAGGCACGGCCGGGACGCCATCGTGCTGGTCCAGGCCGGGCGTTATACCACCATCGTCCGATGTGTCGATTTGCACATCGGTAAGAGCATTAGCCGAGCCGCCGCCGGCGTTCTCGACTATAATCGTAAAGCCGGAGACCAGCTCGATATTGACCCAGTCGATTAGCGTAGTCAGATTCTCATCGACTGCGACCGCCTCGCTTGTCTTTGCAACCAACTCAGGCATTTATAATACCTCGTTAAAAGCCGTTTACAGCTACTTTGTACGGTAGTTACAGCCGGGCTTATCAGGGCGAAACTGCTTGTCCTTAGGAGACTGCTCTATCGCCTTGCTCGTCTGCTGCTTTATCGTCTTGTCGTTCGTTTTCTGCTGGTTCGCTTGCTTGCGATTCTCCATCTTTAGCCTCCGTTTCGGTCCTGGCCCGGGCCGGCTTGATTTGCTCGAGCTCGTCATCGGCCTGTTTGATTTTGGTACGCAGGACTCTTCGTCTTTGGTGCAGGTCGGTAAGCCGGTCTTTCGTCGATTTGACGGCGTTATCGATCGTCACCAGCTCGGCGCCCAGATGCCGCAGCTTCTCCTCCACGCCCATTTGCTCCATCACCTGGTCGTCCACATCGACCTGTACGTAAGAGTCCGAATCCAGTTTTTCAACCATCTTCTGAGGCAGGGAGAGAGTCTGGCCTTTCAGGAATATGCCGTCCGGCCCCACCTGGTCTGTTAGCATTTTGATCCACATAACACATCTCCTTGTTCGTTGCTCCTTGTTCGTTGTTCGTTGTTCGTTATTTATTCTCGCCCCGCCCCATAAGGAGGCGGGGCGAGAACACTATACACTGTACGCTCTACGCTAAACGCTAATCTACGCCTCGATCAGCTCTTCGAGTCCCATACCGGCGGCGTTGCGGGGACTCTCGTCGACCGGAAAGCCGGCAGCCAGAATGGCCAGGTTCGAGCCGTTCACGGCGCCTGCCGCCGAGTGCGGGGCCTGAACCCGCATATAGCGCTTGTGGCTCTTGGTCAAATCGACATAAATGCCAAACAGCTTATCGTCCTCGTTGTACTGGATGGCGTCTGCCAGGGCAGCGCCGGTGACGGCCGTATAGCTGCCAGCGGCGGTATCGCATTCCTCAACGAGCGGGGCGGTCCCTTCGGCAGTAGAGCCAATAGCATCACCGGCTGCAACATCGGTAGTGCCGACCATGAGTAGAAACAAAAGCGATCCGAGACCCTGGGTGTCGATATAGGTGTTGCCGGCAAAATCGCCATCACTCTTAATCTGCGGAGGCGTGACCGTTTTGAGCTTCAGCATTTTTAGAATACTTCGTAAATCCATCTTACAATCTCCAAAAAGTGTTTATGGTTCATTGTTCATAGCTCATCGATGAGCTACCGACTAACAACTCGTAACTCAATTAGCTGGTTGCAGTGTCGGTAATCAGTCCGACAATCGGGCCGGCATTGACAGTATTGCCGACACCGTGGGCGTTGACAGCGATGCGGTCGCGGCCCCTGACGGCGATGATGCCCTTCTCAAAATAGCGCTCGGAGCTCTGGGCGAACTCGATGCCGCCCCTGGTACCGAGTATTGCGCCCTGACGCAGATTGGCAAGTAAGGCACATATCTGGCTGACGGCACAGGCCTTGGGCATAACCTGAGTAAATTCAACCGGATAGCTCAAATAAGTGCGCTGTTTGATTGCCTGACCTGTAAATATCTCAGCCGCAGTCCCGCTGCCGGCCGCCAGGGCCAGCTTTACCATAACGGTCCAGAAAAAATAGCGATGCACGTACCACTTCGTATCGCCGTCATCGGCGACCTCCGGCATAGTACCGACAACTTCCTCAAAGTCAGCCAGAGCCAAGTCGTCATAGTGAAAGCCACAGCCCGTACTACCGACGACAAGCGACTTGATGTTGGCGATAGTAGCATCGACCGCCCGCAGCGCACCGGTGATTCCGGTCATACCGAAGTAGGTGCTGGTGCCGTCGCCCAGGAAGCCGATCAGGTCCTCGTAGTAGGCCATCGAGCGGGCGAACAGGCCTGCCAGCATCTCACCAAGAGCGACCAGGGAATCGTCCTCGAGCTCCATCGAGTAGCCCGTCAGGAAGTTGAGCGTCCTCGGAGTCAATGTCACTACAGGAACCTCAGGGTCAGTCTGGGTAATTGTACCACCTTCGCCGGGCACGTAACCGGTCAACAGGCCGTCAACTTTCGGCTGGGTAGTCTGGCCCGCACCCATCGGCATGACCAGGGCATTGGCGCGGTACTTGCCGTAGATCTCCAGCAGGGTGATGATGCTGGGTATCTGCTCAACGGTTACCAGGGAGCCGGTGACCTGGCCGGAACCGACCATAGTCTTGTGGCCGCTACCATCCACCAGGTACGGCTCAATACCCATACCTTCGAGGTCCTTATTGACCTGCTCGATCCTGTCTTTGAACCGGCTGTGGCCGCCCATAGCAGCTGCCATAATCAGCAGGGCAAAGGCCTTGGCCTCCTGCGGTGAAGAGAAATAGCCGCGATAGCCGCTGACCGAGGAGTACGGCGGCTGCGAGAGCTTCCGGCGATTGAGGTCGCGGAGGTCTTTTTGGAGCTTGTCCACCTGCTTTTTTGCCTCGTCAAAACCGGTATTGAGACGGTCGATGTCGGCCTTACTGTTTTTGAGAATCGCGCCGTCTTCACCTGTCCGCTCATTGATAAGCTCGAGGACTTCGGCCTTGGTGGCGAGGTCCTTGTTGATGTCACCTACCGCCTTCTCGACGATGTCGGCGGTCTCTTTTAGACGTGCTTCGATTTGTTCATTAGTTAACATTTTTTTTACCTCCAAATTGCACTGCATTTTTGATTCGTTCAAACGACTGCTCGGCAGTATTTTTATCGCCGGCAGGAATAGGTGATCCAAAAGAGCTGCCGAGCAGGCCCTTTGCTAACCCATCCGGATCGGCGATTAAAAGCGACTTGATTTCCTCGAGCTCAGACTCAACGAAGGATTTCAAATCCGATATATGTTTGAGTGTTTCGGCAAAATGAGCATCAATGAATTCTTTTGCCGACACCGGGATATCCTTTTCTGCTTCTGCTACCCTGTCGAACATTCCCTTGGTCTTGATTAAGGCTCCGCGATTGGCGCCGACCGCAACGCAGCTTAGTTCGAGCAGCTCGAGTTTTGTGGTAACAAATATCTTTATGCCATCTTCCTCTTCGAACCGCCACTCCAGGTCAATGAAACCGATGGAGACTGCTTTTTGATGACCATCCCGATAGTTAATCCAGTAAGATTCAGCGTTTTCTGTTATTGAAAAGACGATGTCCATATCCACTTCGTCATCGAGGACCTTAAATGAATCAGGCGGGGTATGACCGATTACGGATGATTTACCACTCGACAATCGATGCTGGTGGTCTCCGAGTACAACAGGATTGGCGGCATAGCCTTTCAAGGCATCGGCTATTGCACTTATCTCTATGCGTTCACGATGCCGGTCGATTTCGTCCTTCGAGATACAGACCGTGATACTGCGGTTTTCCCTATCAACCGCCTTGACTCGTGGATAGAAGAATTTCATTTTAGGTTCCATTTTGATTGTCCTCACTTTTTTGCCTGTGATTATCGTGTTCCTTCTGCATATCGAGATAAGAATAAAATTGCATACCGGCGTAATGTACCAGCTCGAATGTTTTGCCTGCAGCCGCACGTGCGATAGAAAGGCATCGGCAATTTATGATATTGCCGGCTGAGCCGGCTGGATCACCCGGATACATCAGCATCTCACCGCTGACTTCAAACGGTGTATCAAGGGCAATACCTTCGGCGTATCTGTAACCCGCTTCGCGGTGACTGTCACGGACGTTGCTGTCACCGGAGGTTACCCAGCTCTTTCGCTCTACACCGGCCTGCTGCATACCGGCGTGCCGGCCGGTACCGACAGCACCTGCAGTCTGTGTTCGGGCGATAGATAATGCCCTTGCCCTGTTCGAGCCTAATGTTGTGCGAATACGATTTGTCAGGTCATTCAAACCCTCGCCGGCCTCAAGGCCCTGGCGGAGCTGATTGGCAACCATATCCTGAGTTATGCGATTTACGGTGGTGATCTTGCGGGAAGAGATTGTCAAAGACCGTTTCATTAGCAGCCTGCGTTTGGCCAGTTCTGCTGCCTCGGTGAGCGGTTCACTGGTTAGACCAAGTACTTCAGACAGTGACTGGCGGGCGCCGAGCTCACCACCCTTTTCAAAGAAGACCCGATTGATGACCTTGATCTTGCCGTCCTCAACTTTCAGGTCGAAGATGACCCGGGCAATAATTTGAGCAGCGTCGGCCTTAGCTGCCTTGCCGGTCTGCATTACCTCTTTGAGCTTGCCGATGAGTATCCGCTGCTGGCGGATGAAGAACTTGCGAAGGGCCTCTTTATATTCCCGCTCAATGCCGGCCCAGGACACAACCCAGTTACGCCATACGCGAAGACGCTGCTGCTCATCGGCCTTTTCTCGTGAAGCGTGAAGCGGAGCTCGTGTCTCGTCGGCAGTCTTGCCTTCCTCTTCGCCGGAGGGCCCGCCTTCCGGTAATGAGGGGCCGGTGATGCCTTCGAGGCCCGCCTCTAAGGTATAGCTGGCGGGGACCTGGCCCATACCGATCCACCATTCATCGCCCCAGGGCCGGGCCTGGTAAGGCAGGTCGTGGGTTTCTATCAAATCGTTCAGGGTGACTCCGCTTTGTGTAAACTTAAACACCTTCTCAGCGGTTTCTTTTTTGTGCTCCTGGACAACCGGATGCTGGTCGTAATCGAACCAGGCGAAGATTTGCTGCCTGGCGGCGGCGGCCTTACTGCGGGCATTACGATAGAAGCGGCGGGAAGCGAGCGACTTGCCCCGCATACCGCCATAAAACCTGGCATGGGCCAGCTCAACGCTGCGGGCATCGGTTGAGTAAAAATACGAAAGAATCCCGCGAGTGATCTCACCGGCAATCAGATCGCCCAGGGGCATTACGGTATTGAACATAAAGGCCTTCTGAGCGGGACCCTGGGCGTACTGGGCCTCGGTGCCGAGACCCACTATCTCAGGTGGAACGCCGAAGGTCGAGCAGATTCGTTTGTCCTTTATCTGTGATATCTCGGCGAGCTGCATGTCAGTCATCTTTAAGGCCACAGTCTTTACGTCCAGACCTCCGGTTAAAATAGCCGTACGTTTAGCATGGGCGGCGCCGCGATGGCGGGTGTCGAACTGCTCACGTAAGTATTCCCTCTCCTCTTTACTTGGATTCTGGTCGCTGGTCAGGATAAGACCCGGCTCGGCGGCGTTATCCAGGGCAGAAGTATTAAAAAGCGATGCGGCATAGCTGTAATTGATACTCAGTTTTGCAGCGGATGTCGGACCGACACCGTGAAAACGGTCGTACGGATTGAAGTTTTTGATTTGATAGACTTCATCGAGGCCATAGTTGACCCGCTGGCCGCCGGCGCCGCGAAACTCCCAGCCGATAAGCTCACCGTCAGTTCGGCGGTTGTGAGTTATAGCGTGCATCTGGGTGCCGGAAATAACTGCAATTTCTTTGGGGCGGACACCTTCCATATCCGTAAAGACCCAAAAGACATCGCGGCTTAATGCGTAGTGACCAACTGTCTGAATGATGAACTTCTCCCAGCTCATTAGCGGATTGTTGAAAAGAACATCATACTGAGGACCACCTTCGATTATCTTCTCGTCGCCGGTGGACAGGACCAGAGATAAGCCCTGTATTGCGTTGACCAGCTCCTCTACGCAGCGAAAGACCAGCTCGACCTGGCTGTAAGGCCGTCGGGGAGTAGAGCTGCTGTCACCATCAGCCCAGGTGCTCTTATCGAAGAGCTGATGAAACTGGGACAGCTTGATCGTAAAATCCTTGCCGGCAGATTCGACTTGCCGGTCGATGCCGAATCGCAGCAGCTCGGCTGCCTCGGGACTTAAACGCCTTTTAACTTGTACTTCTTGTGTCACTATATACCTTAAAGTAATATACTTAAAGTAATATACACTCCGGTACTGCAGCGGTAGTAGCTGCTTCTTTGCCCAGGGCAGCGGCCCAGAAACGGTCAGCGTGACCGGCTTCGGTCCTGGCGGCATCGTAGCGGATATTACCGGCAAGGGTCACGGTCTTACGTACCGAATGGAAGTCCTCGCGTATCTTACGATCGGCAGGAACACGAACCCGTTTATCCTCAAAGCCACTAAGCATCAAACTTGCCAGATGCTCCTTGATTGCAGCGGTGAATTTGACCTTTTCAATTCGATAGATACCGAATTTGTTCTGAAGTGATTCGACCAGCATATCACCTATACCGGTAGCATCGATGCATCCCCGTAAAATGTTCTGATTTGACAGCAAATCCTCTGCTGTCTGCAGCTGTGCATGGTAGGGAGTTTTGTATAATATGATGACTTTTCGGGTAATAAGAATGTCAGCTACCAATTCCCAAATCCAGAATACCGTCAGGTCCTTTTCGCGGCCGATATCACCTCCGAGATAATACTGGTGGCGAGCTTCGATATGCGGAACCAGGGGCTGCAGGCAATCGGTCATCTCGCAGCTTTGATACAAATCATAAGGAATCAGCGTTGAAGCGGTTGCCGAAGGAATACACATATACTCCTGGTTCCAGGCATCCTCGTTTCGGCAGCGTGCCCGGCATTCCCGCAAGAACCGCTTGCGAGCTTCCGGGTCCACGTGGTCGAGCTTGTAAATCTTCTCAGCGAGGCCCTGCTCAATAGCGACTGTAATCGGGACGTGATGATAACTCCAGGGCAGGACCGGGTCCTTGGCCGGGTCGAGCTCACCGCTTATGATTCGTTTGGCTATTTTGACAAGATTATCGAATTCCGAACCTTCACCATTGCGGGTAGTGAGTATTCGTAAATCGTAACCCCACGTAGTAACCGGCATGGCAGCATCGAGCATTTCACCAGGCTTATCATGCCAGTCGAATTCATCCAGGACGACGTCACCACCCTTGGACCTGAACCGGCGAGGGTTACTGCTCATACAGTTTATGCGGGAACCAGTCGGAAATTCGCATACGTAGTTATTGAATTTATAACCCCTGTCATCTTCAAGCTCTTCGGTAATCTCTTTGACTGCCGCTTTCATAATCTCTGCCCACTGACGGCAATACAGGGCATATTCAATAGCTGCCGATTCATCAGCGCTTGAGAACCAGAGGTCACGTCTGTGGTTGAGCATGTTACGCCTGCGGACGGCCTTATAACTGTCGGCATAAGTAGCACCAATCCGGCGGCTCTTGTCCCAGAGCGCAGCATTACTCTCGTCCAGTATCCAGTCGGTCTGATACGGGAGAAAATAACCTTTCGGCAATAGACCGTTTTGCTTTACGATTTCACGACTCCTAAATGCTCATCGATGATTTCCTGGATCAGTTTTCTATTAACGCCGGCCTTGCTGAGCTTTTTCTTTGTCGATGCTGCAGCGGCCGTGACTTTCCCAACTATCTGCTCGCGGATGTACTTGTCCGCGTTGATAGAGACCTGCGTACAGTCCTTTACGGCCCTGGCTATGTTCTGGATTTCTTTGGCAGTTAGTTTTTCCTCGGATGCAAACTCGATTATCTGTGCGGTAATAATCTCGGAGACCGCCTTCTGCGTAGCTGATGCCTTCTCGGCAGTCAGGTCCTTCATTACATCGCGTACGATAACACCGGCATTTTTCCTTCGGGCAAGCGTTCTCATCCGCATGCCGAATCGCCGTACTGCCGATTCAGAGACTTTAAAGTTCTTTTGACTACAATAATAAACGAGGTCAATATAACGAGGGTTACCTTTATATTGTTCTTCACCAGCATAATGTGGTTCGTGAAAAGAAAAATCGAAATCAGCCGGCCATTCATTGTCCACGAGCATTCGCGTCAGGGTCTCCCGCAGCGAAGCCGGCAGCTTATCGATCGTGCTGTGTACACGTCTCTTTGTCATATTATTGATTCGCCTTAAAAAAGGCTTTTGCAAAACCTGGTGTGGTTTTGGCTCTCATAAGTTGCCGTTTTTCGTCTGTTCCACCTGGCATATCTCGGATTTTTTTTAATAAGCCGACAGGTTGTGAGAATTTCTTCTTCGGGAAATCGAAATATCCCCACAGGTCAGTAGGCTTATCCATACCGTCCCCAAACTGCCACAGTTGAATGGTTAAAGGTGGCTTACCCAAGAATTGCCGTAACAGTCCACGTGGATTTTCCAAACACCAAAAAAACAAAGGATGGCATTGCCAGATTATTTCAAGGCAGGCCTTTACTATCTTCATAGCTTTATCCAAGTCTCTTAGTTGACTTCCTTTCGCAATGCTAAACTCGTTACAGGGCGGGGCCGCAAGAATCCCATAGACATTATCCGGTGGGATATAAGTTCGCACATCATAATCAGGCAAAGTTATATTTCGTACATCATATCCGGCCTCGGCATAAGGCCGAGACCAAGCACCCGTGCCACCGCATAAGTCGAGAATTATTCTTTTATCCACACTTGTTGGAAGCATCAGATCTCCAGGGCATCATCCTTCTGGGTTCTTTCAGCAATCTCTTTCCCGGCTGATGTGAGCTTGGCGACCTTTTTCTTGAATTCACTGGCCCCGCCGATCACATCATCAACAAATTCGAGATAACCTTTCTCCTGCAGGTACCAGACATCCTTCGCAAAAAGCGAATCATCATAGGTTGGGTCGAACGCAATGAGGTTTCGGTATATCGTGGTCAAACTCACAGCAGCGGGGCAGAACAAATTCAGAGTGCTCAAGATAAGTTTGCGCATTTGTTTAATCTTTATCACCTCAGGGTCAGCCATATTATCTATCTCCGTTTCTGAATTCCTTAACGATGTCCCTTGCAATCTGTCCGCATATTTTCGGCATTTGCTCTATCACCTTGAGACTGCCGGCCAGGGAGCTGACGGACTCGGCAATTTTGTCGAGCTTCTGGCGGGTATATGATTCCGAACGAATCCACTGCTCGGCATTAACAAACTCCTGCTGGCAGCCTTCCTTGCGCTGTGTAATATGCTTTTGCTCCTTCTCGATTCTATCGAGCCGCTTTTCATACTCATCGAGGCGGCTTGCCAGCATGCGGAGGTTCCATAAGACAAGCAGACCGATCAGTGCGGCCGCCGCACTCAACAATATCCCAAAAATCTGTAGTGCAGGACTCATGTAATTTTCAATTTACGATTTACTATTTACTATTTTAACTCAGCTACCAGACGTTTTGTTGTTGGTGTTAATTGAGCGAACTCCTGCGATTCTTTGAATGTACGCAGCTCACCGGGCGTACTACATTTTTTCTTAAAATATTCGTTACCCTGGACGATCTCCTGCAGGGCCTTGTTCTTTTCGCGGGCGAGCTTAAGCCAGTCGAGCAGCTTTTTGCCTCCAAAGCCGGCACCGCCGACGCCAAATAGAATCGCCAGCTCGGCGGCAAGTGACAGGCCCTGCTCGGCTGCCTGGAATACATCATCAGCGACCGGCCGCTTGCCGGCATCATCCCTCGCCTGCTGTGAGGTTGTCGCGTAATCCTCGATGTCGGGCGATTTCGGCATACCAATATAAGCCAGGGCAGTTTCGGTGCCGTCCACGAGCTGCTCGGCTGCCTGGCTGCCGGGGTCGGCACCTTTCTCATTTACAGTCCGGGCGGCCATGTGCGTTTGTAATGCGATCTGCTTCTGGGGCTCGGATGGTGTAAAACGGAGAGATTCACAACCGCTAATAAAAGCCACAAAGGCACAAAGACACAAAGTTGCGATTAGAAGTGATTTGGGTTTCATTTTAAGCCTCCTTGCATTGAGCTTAACTTCCTGTTAAAATTTGGTTATGCCGATGGAATTCGACCATTTACACGATTACGCCACCTTCTTAGACGTGATAACCAACCACATCTGCCCGCCCCTAGTGGAGGATCTGCTGAAATTTTATCGCCGAGTGCTCGAGCGCCGAAAGCCCGGACTAAGACCATATTACGCCGAAGATTTACGCGACCTTGCTCGAGATCTGGACCAGCTTCAAAAAGATAACGATATCGAGCAGGCGAGGCGATGGTTCCTGTCGCTATCCAAAGGCCATGCAATCGCCGTAATGGATGCCATTCAATCAAGAACCGAACAGGCTCAATCCCAACCGCGACTTCTGCCAGGACACCCATCGACGGCCATTGAGACAATTCGGTTTGCCCTGCTAATTCTTGCCGATAAGCTTCAAAAAAACAGTGATACCAGCGGACAACCTGATAGTAAGCGATGAGCGTCGTTACGATCCGGCTTCTGCACAGGAGCTTAAGTAAGAACTTTTTCATAGCTTTCCTTTCTGCCACAGAGGGCACAGAGAACACAGAGAAACACGATTCACGATTCACGATTCACTATCTCTGGGCAGGCGCAAAAAAAGCCCGCAACAAAGTTTGTGTAACTCAGTCAGCGGGCTGATGTAATCAAACCGCTTCGCGGATGCAGGAACATCCACGTAATCAATTTCATTGGAAACTACATTGTTGTTTCGGCAAAGTCAAGGGGTTTTCTGAAGAAATTTGAATTTATTTTTTTTCGCTCTCGCACCATTTCAAAATTGCTTGTGTTTCCTCTAATTCAGCTTTTATCTTCTCAAGTTTTGTTTGGGCAATCATAGCATTTTTCCAGTGACGCCAGCGATCCTGGTATTCTGCCCAGAAGTACAAAAATTTTCCAAGCCTCATGCGTGTTTTTTCCGACAATGAGCCTGTTGATAGTTCTATCACTATTTTGTCATAGTCATCCAACGATATGTATAATTCATCGTAATCGTCGGGTTCTATCCTGGGGTAATAATATGCTAATCGTAACCGATTGACTGAGCGTTCATCTTGCAATTGGTTATGTATCACAAAGCCATATAGTATGGCAAAAACAGCCATAGCGTAGATGATGATTCTTTCCATTTTTCTCATTGGAATTTCCCTACAAAAAATTTTCAGTTGGTTAAACTATTCTATCGTAAAAGGTTACAAAATTAACGTAGAAAAGCAAGAAGTTTTTATTTGACCGGGATATTTTTTTGGTATAATGTTCAGAGTTGCAAGCTGTGATAAAAACAAACCCGAGGCAGGGGGAAACCGCAGCGAAGCAGCGTAAATACCTTTTAGCAAGGATGTTAAAATGTCAGCTATTCGCACCCTTCGTGCATTGGATGAGGTTTTAGAGCACTTTACTTTGTCCGAGAGGCTTTCGCTTTGGCTTGCTCTAAAAGGCGAAGAAACTCCTGCTTTGCAGGACCAAGCTCGTCAATATGTTTGTGAATCTCAGCGTTCAAAAGACTGTCGATGATAAGCTGTTTGGCTTTTGCACAGGCCGTTTTCATATTGTCTGTATGGGCTAATTTGGAAAGCTGGTTAAGCAAAGACGAGTCATTTATAGCCAAACAGGCGAGGACCATCCCTGCAATTTTGGGGCTGTAATCTCTGCCCGGCTTGCACCATTCTGCAAAGCAATCCATTAACTTCTCAGGCAGATAATAACTTTTTTTAGAAGTTTTTTCTGTCATCTAACTCTTTGTACCACCGAAGCTTGGGGTAAATCCACAGAATTATTTAGAGTTATTTAGAGTTTTGTGCTTGCAAGACTTGCCCGGATCTGGTAAAAAAGCCGATAGAGTTTTATAGAGGTATAGACCAGTATGCACAAAACAGTTAGTTATGTCAATTTCAACACGGATGCCAACCCTGAACTGTTGGCGAAACTCAATGCTGTTGCCTCTCATGACGGACGTAGTGTCCACAACCTTGCCGAACATGCCCTACTCCAGTATCTCAACGAACAGATTCAAAAACTTGGAA